GGGATAAGACCACAGCACTTCTCGTAAATGTTGTACCATCTGACAGACCACAAGATGCGTACAAAGTTATTGCAGATGTGTCAAAGCCATACATACCTGAGACAGTACGAGGTGTGTGGGACAGAAAATGTGTAAAGCGTACTGTCATGACCATACCATATAATGCAAAGCCATATTCTAATAGGTCTTACATCAAAGATGCTCTCAAAGATAAGGGTGTCGAGGTTGACAAAGATCAGCTTACTCAGATCGTTACATCAGTTCGTTCGGCTATGGGGGCAGTTGTGCCCGGGCCAATGTCAGTTATGAGATGGATCGAGACTGAGGTTGGTAAGACTATCAAACGTGGTGAAGAGTATGTGGAATGGACGACTCCTTCTGGCTTCGTAGTCAGACAGCGTTACTTCAAGAAGAAGGTTGAACGCATCCAGCTACAGCTGTTAGGTCGTTGTGATCTATCCGTCGCAGTAGAAGATGGGAAGGAGGTCGACATCAACAGGCACAAGGCTGCTACTGCACCTAACCTCATCCATAGTCTGGACGCATCACTGCTACACCTCGCTGTGCGTAGCTTCGATCAGCCAATCGCACTAATCCATGACAGTGTGTTAAGCAGATGTTGCGATATGGATAAATTATCTGCTATAATTAGGGAGACGTACATGATTCTGTTTGCAGAGCATGACTATCTCCAGACCTTTGCCGACCAGATACAGGCAGAGACTGAACCGCCTATCATTGGCGACTTACAACCAGAAACGGTTATAGAATCCACTTATTTTTTCTGTTAACTATGATTTACAACCCTTTCTTCTCAAACTCTGACAGTCTATTCAGTAGTTTCTTTGCACCAACAGAGATCTACGTTGTAGCTAAAGAGGACATTGAGAAAGCACAACAAGCTCAATACAAAGAGCAAGTCGAAGCAATCGACAAAAGAATACAATACCTTCAAAGCAAAAAAGCTGAGGTACAAAAATTAATCACACCCGCAAAGGAGACTGCAAATGACTAAAAACGTCCACGTGACTGACGCTATCAAACTAGAAGGCTTCCAAGCCATACTTGAACCCGGCAAGTTCGGATACTCACTCGCAGCTATTGTGGGTACGAATATCATTGACGCACTTGAAACAGAGAGACAAGCTGTCCTCAAATGGGCAGAGTCTAAGTTGAAGAACCCAAAGAGAGCTACACTCAAGCCTACACCATGGGAAGAGGTAGCTGATGGTAAGTTCAAGATCAAGTTCTCATGGGGAGAGGACAAGAAACCACCAGTCGTCGACACAGAAGGCACACCAGTTACAGATGCAAAGACACCAATCTATGGTGGCTCAACTGTAAAGCTAGGCTTTTTCCAGAAGCCATACATCTTGAAGGATGGAGTAACTTATGGGAGTTCACTCAAGCTAGTTGGTGTACAAGTTGTCGAGATTGCAGGCAGTGCAGCTGGGGTTGATGCAGACAGCATGGACGACAAAGAAGTTGCAGACTTATTCGGTAAGACTGAAGGGTTTGTTGCGAAAGCTACAGCTCCTGAGTCTGCTGACGAAGATAGCATTGAAGAAGAAGAAGACTTTTAAGTCTAAGCTAGAGGTCAGCGTTGCTGAACTACTAGATACAGTGGGTTGCAAGTATGTGTATGAGGGCGAGCAAGTTCCTTATACCATACAGCACCACTACAATCCTGATTTCGTACTGCTCAACGGCATCATGCTAGAAACCAAAGGTTATTGGGATGCTGAAGACAGACGTAAGATCAAGGCTGTCATTCGTGACAACCCACACCTTGATATTCGTATGGTCTTCCAAGCACCGTTCAACAAGATCAGTAAGAAATCCAAAACTACATACGCCCAATGGTGTGAGAAACACAACATCAAGTGGGCGGCAGCACACGCAATCCCCATTGATTGGTTAAGATGAACACAGAATCAGAATTTGTGGCACACGAACCATGTAACAACTGTGGCTCGTCGGACGCTAACTCACGTTACTCTGACGGCCATGCGTTCTGCTTTGCGTGCCAGACGTACACCCCTGCGGAAGGGGACAACTATACACCCACGATGAATAATGAAAGAGCAAACTTCCTCGGTCAAGCCGAGCAGCTCAACAAGCGAAGAATCAGCGAAGCAACAAACAGCTTCTACAGAATCTACAGATATGGTAACACCCTACGTTTCCCATATTATACAGACGATGGAAGGCTTGCTGGTTTCAAAATTAAAACTAAATCAAAAGACTTCCATTACGAAGGCGAATCTACAGGAACACTATTTGGTCAACACCTATTTCCAAGTTCTGGTAAACGAATTGTTATTACTGAGGGCGAACTAGATGCTGCCTCTTGTTACGAAGTTATGTCAGGTTGGCCGATGGTCAGCTTACCTCATGGTGCGGCAGCAGCCAAGAAAGACTTGCAGAAAGCCATACCCTTCTTGCAAGGATACCAAGAGATCGTCCTCTTCTTCGACAACGACGACGCAGGGCGTGAGGCCGTTGAATCTGCCTCGAGTATATTACCAGCCGGTAGGGTTAAGATTGCTAGACTCGATGCTTACAAAGATGCAAGCGATGCACTCCAAGCTGACGACAAAGACGCAATAAGAAGAGCGATATGGGATGCCAAGCCATACAGGCCAGACGGTATCGTAGATGGTAAGAACCTCATGTCGCTAGTCACAGAGCCTACCAAAACCTGTGACCACGAGTACCCATTTGTGGGGCTCAACGAGAAACTACATGGCATCAGATACGGAGAGCTAACTACTCTTACAGCTGGGTCAGGTAGTGGTAAGACTTCACTGGTCAGGGCTATCGCAGCTGATCTTGCACAGAAAGGTGAGACAGTTGGTATCCTTGAGCTTGAAGCAAACAACAAACGCACGGCACTCGGGCTGATGTCCGCAGCCGTTGGCAAACCCTATCACATTGGAGAACATGACAAAGAAGAACTCGAGTCTGCTTTTGCTGATACTCTTGCAAAGTGGAATGTTTTTCTGTTTGATGGCTTTGGTAGCTTTGACCCAGATGTTATTTACAACAGGATCGAATACCTTGCCAGTGGACTGGAGTGCCGTATTATATTTCTTGACCATCTTTCTATATTATTAAGTGGTCTTGACGGCGATGAAAGACGTATGATAGACTCGACAATGACGAAGCTCAGATCATTAGTCGAACGTACAGGTATCGCACTATTTTTAGTATCACACCTACGGAGAACAAACAGTGACAGTAACTCACACGAAGAAGGAGGACGAGTTTCTCTCGGCCAACTACGAGGATCTCATTCGATCGCTCAACTCAGCGATAGCGTCATCGCACTGGAAAGAGATCAACAAGGGGAAGCTAATGCTAACCTTACAACTTTGCGAGTGCTTAAAAACCGTTTCTCAGGAGAGGTTGGCGTTGCTACCACACTGAGCTATGACCTATCTACATGCCAATTCTATGAAACTAAAACCGAAGACACAGTTGAGTTCAACCCAGCTACAGATTTTTAAACCAAACCCACCCACCAAACAACAGATAAGACGTGCAAAATTCAGAGACAAAACCTATTACCCTCCTGTTCGATCTGGAAACAACACCTCTAAGTCAAGAGGACGTTGAGCTGCACTGCTTAGTTACACTTGACTATGAGACAGGTGAGACTACCAGATACAATGACACAGGAACTGCCGAGCCAATCAGCAGAGGTGTTACGTATCTCATGGATGCTGACACGATCATTGGCCACAACATCATTGGCTTTGACATACCGATGATAAAGAAAGTCTACCCATTCTTTGAACCGAAGGGTAGAGTTATAGATACACTATTGCTGTCGAGGTTGTACCACCCCGATATGCTAGAGGTAGACCGCAAGGCAAGGATTGACGGTATGCCGCCAAAACTCTATGGTCGCCACTCTTTGGAGTCCTATGGCCACAGGTTGGGAGAATACAAAGGGAACTTTGGACAGACTGCCGACTGGTCAGCATGGAGCAAGGAGATGGAGGACTATTGCGAACAAGACGTTATTGTTACAAATAAACTATGCCAACATTTCCACCCTTACCTGACTGGGTACAACTAGAACATCAGGTCGCCCACATCTTACAAAAACAAGAAGAACATGGATGGTATTTCGACGAACGAGCAGCCTACGAGCTCGAATCAGCTCTCAGAGGAGAACTGGAAGAAGCTACAGAAATATTACGCAGAAAATACGGGTTCGTTGCTGGAACAGTGTTTACACCTAAGCGAAATAACCGGACACAAGGGTACGTACAAGGATGCCCATTTACAAAACTTAAACAACTTAACCCCACCTCACGAGATCACATAGCATGGATTCTACAGACCCACGAAAATTGGAAACCAACACAGAGAACAGCCACCGGCAAGCCGGTCGTAGACGAGACAGTATTGAAAGATATTGGGTCGGAGACAGCCCTCTTGTTTCTGAAATGTCTAGATATTACCAAGAAATTGGGGATGATCTCGGAAGGCGTGAACGCATGGCAGAAGCTATCTACGACGTGTAATCGTATACATCACCACTGTGGGGTTGCAACCAGCACATTCAGATGTGCACACAGAAAACCAAACTTAGCACAAGTACCATCAGATGAAAGATTCAGAAAATTATTCAGGGCCACGCCTACCTATCAAATGGTGTCTGCCGATCTTAGTGGGATTGAGCTCCGTATGCTTGCTCATTACCTTTCGAGGTATGATAATGGCCGGTATCAACGAATACTTACTACGGGGGATATTCATCAAACAAATGCCGACAGGATCGGAATCACCCGTCGACAAGTTAAAACAGTTACCTATGCCTTCCTCTACGGGGCTGGGAATACCAAACTAGGATACAGCTATGATAAGCTATTGTCCGAAAAAGCCGCTTCTGTCAAGGGGGCAGAGATTCGTAAAGCTTATATTGCTGCCATTCCGGGTCTTGCAGATTTGCTACTCGCTTGTGAGAAAGCTAGTAAACGTGGTTATGCAAACGCCATCGACGGCAGGCGTATCAGCGTTGACAAAGGGCATAAGTTTCTCAATTACCTCCTACAGGGATCAGCAGCGACGATCGCCAAAAGATGGATGGTGATTGTGAATGAATGTCTACCACCCGACGGACATCAACTTTCATTCGTACATGACGAGCTAAACTACGAATGTTACCCAAGATTTGCAGAAGAATTTGCAAAATGGCTCGAAACAGCCGCCCGATTGGCAGGCGAACATTACAATCTAAGGTGTCCCATCGCAGCAGAAGCTAAGATCGGATATACTTGGGCTGACGTACACTAAAACCACCATGAAATTACTAATTGATGCAGACTACATAGTATACAAGTGCTGTGCAGCCTGTGAAACAGAGATAGACTACGGAGAAGACGTAATATTAGTGACTTCTAACTTTTCAGAAGCCTATAGTGCAGTAAAACGTGAAATATCTAACATACAAATGCAATTTGGCTCTTTTGCGAAGCCAACACTGTTTTTTAGCGACTCTAAAAATTTTCGGAAAAAAATTTACCCAGAATACAAGGGTCACAGAAACAGAAAGAAGCCCTGTGGATACAAACGTGTCATATCGGGACTTAAAATTGAGTATGACGTTATTGTCATGCCCCAACTGGAGGCCGATGATGCTATGGGCATCTATGCCACCAAACTTACAGGGAATATCATTGTTTCTCCTGACAAAGACATGAGACAGATCCCCGGTAAGCTATACAATCTCGAAGACACCACCACGATCACACCAGAAGAGGGTGCAAAATGGCATCTGATTCAGACGCTTGCAGGCGACCAGACAGACGGCTACAGTGGCGTTCCCGGGATCGGAGTGAAGAGAGCCACTACTCTTTTCGAGAAAGAAGGCTACAGCTGGGCTACAGTTGTCAAAGCTTTTGAGGACAAAGGGCTCACAGAAGAAGACGCACTTTGTAATGCAAGGCTAGCCAGAATACTTACAAACGAGGACTATGATTCCCAAAAGCAAGAACCAAGACTCTGGACACCTACGCCCGAGTACCAAGTTGACTCTGGAACAGGAGTTCAAATTGAAGTTAGTTGAGAACAAACTCAGAGAAAGATACGATACAAACAAGGAGGATGTAATTACAGTCTTCCTTGCTTTACAAAAACAAAACTTTATACTAGGTAACAACCTAAAAAACATAATTAATTTTATTTAAAATGTCTAACTTAATCTCCCGCACTGGACGGGTACAGTCTTGGATAGACGATCCTACATCAAGACTACCTGTATCATGCACAACCTTCGTTGTTGAAGACAGCATGGAAGGGGACAACGGCATCGAAGCTAGCTGGAGATTCGCAAGTCACGCACTAAGATTTGGTGCTGGCTGTGCAATCCACCTATCTAAGCTTAGACCAGCCGGTCATACAAATGACAAAGGACTTGTGGCTACTGGCCCAGTCAGCTTCGGCAAAATATATTCAGCTCTAAATGAAACCTTGAGAAGAGGTGGAGCTTACAAGAATGGTGCTATTGTATTGCACCTAGACCTATGCCACCCAGACGTGGTAGACTTTATTACAGCTTCCAGAACAGAACTGCCTTGGGTCAAGCGTTGTGTTGACATTGACGATGATATGTGGAAGTTTGCAGACCAAGACACTAAGGACGCTTTACTTTATGGAATCAAATCAGGAGACATCTGGCTCAACAAAATCAAATACACCGAATCCGGGGAGCGTATCTATGGGAACGTCTGTCTTGAGGTATACTTGCCCTCACGTGGGACTTGCTTGTTACAGCATGTCAATCTCGGTGCCTGTACACTCGACAATCTACAAGAGGCTTTCGTTACAGGTATGTCCGAGTTGTGTGATCTCCATGCACGGACAGGTGTTGGAGAATCTGGAGAATACCTTACCCCAGAAGTTGACAGACAAGTGGGGCTTGGAGTGCTCGGTCTTGCAAACTTCCTCAGAAGATACAATATCACATACGAAGACTTCGGAGAAGCACTTCGACTGGTGAACCTTGGCCACTCGGCTAACAACGAAGCAGGCTGTGCCGCTTGGGCACTAAACAATGCGATCTTTGAGGCAGCTCAGATTGCAAGAGAAAACAATATGGTAAGGGCGTTCGCTATTGCACCCACTGCCAGTTGCAGCTATCGCAGTAAAGACCTAGACGGCTTTACATGCACACCCGAGATAGCACCACCAATAGCAAAGAAGGTTGACAGAGACTCTGGCGAGTTCGGAGTAGAAAGAGTCAACTATGGCGACGTTGAGATTGCAAGTGAAGTAGGATGGGACGCATACAAGCGTGTAGCAGACGAAATCATGAAGATGCTCGATAGGACAGGATTGCTTCATGGCTACAGCTTCAACAGCTGGAGCGACATGATTAGATATGATGAAGCATTTATAGAGGAGTGGCTAGGAAGTCCACAGACCTCTTTGTACTATTCATTACAAGTTATGGGTGATGTTCAAGATAAGTCTGACGCTTATGCAGCACTTGGAGACACTGACATACAGGATTATTTGGATGGTATTCTTGATAACAAAATCGAATGTGACTGCCAACAATGAACCCTTATACAAAATTATTAGAAAGAAAAAGAACATGGACTCCCGTAAAACCCACCAAAGGGGAGGTAAGATCTGGTGCTGAAGAAACCATCAAGCGTGCTCTCGCAATACGTCATATGGAGCTACCAGTTGGAGAATTTATTTCACAAGGCTTGGAGAAAGAAGTCCCGCAAGCAGCGAGGACACTTCTTGAGTCAAACGTTAAAGATGAGATTAAGCATGATCTCGCTCTGGGCTTCATTGTTGAATCCCATGGGGCTGATCCCATTGCTGAAATGGAGGCGATACGATTAAGAGATGCTTGGATACAACACCCTGACCATACTATCACAAAGGCACTCGTTGCAGAGCGAGCTATATTCTTTGTTCTATTGCCTATGTTTCGCTTTCTTGGTGACGCTGCTCTCAGAACAGTATCAGCTGATATATCCAGAGATGAACAAATTCACGTGGCAACAAATAGTCTCGTATGTCGTGAGCT